TCGACAGGCAGCAGGGTATCGTCGTAGAGGTCTGCGATCCCAGGCAGGCTGCCGATAGGCGCTTCCCGGACCGCGTCCAGGCCGCCGGTCGTCTTATCGGCCATCCTCAGCCTCCCCAAACGCGATTATCCGGTCCAATGCCTCTACAGCTCGCGGAGAAATACGGATGATACCTGCGTATTCGCTTAAATCTAGCTGCGGAAGCTGTATCTCAGTGGTCTCCTCCATTGCCGGATCGTATTTTTCGAGAAACGCCTCCGCAGTCTTGCCGTCAGAGAACTCGATCCGTCCGTCCTTCTCTCTTCTCCCGCCAAATTCCTGCACCATCGCGTTTTCCATTTGGAGCACAACGTCGAACTCCTCATTCAGACGCTTTTTCAGGGACACTACGCGTCGCGCCGTTTTATAAGGCAGCACGATATTGGACAGTTCCTGGATCGCTCTGTAAGCGTCCATAATCTGCCTGGGCGTCATGGAGAATGTCATATTCTCTCCTCCTTTAACGTTTTCAGTTCTTTTTTCATCTGTTGCATCTCATAGATCAGCAGTGCGATAAACTCCCCATAGCGGAGGGCGTAATCAGATCCGCCATCCTCCCGAGGGGACTTGATGAATCCGGCAAAATCTGTACTGCTGATGCCGCATGCCTCCAAAGCCTGCTCCACGTCCTGGGAGATCATGCCCAGGTGCGTGCGCCCGGACTGACCGTCTGTGTAGCGGAAGCTGGCCGGCCGAAGTGCATCGAATAGGGCGGAGTAGGGATCCAAGCTGTAGGAAATGGCTTCTTTCTTTGCGCGGTCTGAGGTAATGATAGGGGACTGGGCAAGATATATATCTTTCCATGTTAATAAATTGTTTCCGAGAGAGTGTATCCCACCTCCTGCAGGATATAAATCCCCGTTTAAATGGAATTCTCCGGTTGCTGTCATGAATCCACTATTAGTAATAAGAATTCCTGTACCATCTTTCGGGCAGCGGAGATCAATTGAACCGTGTGCTTTTATAGAAATATCCCCTGATCCAATTTCTAAACAATCATTAATTGCCCCTTGCGTAAAACGAGAAGTAAGAGAAATTGTGCCAACCGTAAAGACCTTCCCATTATATTCAGTATTAAGGTTTATTTCCTTTCCCTCTAAGGTATGTGCTATTACAGTCCCGGTCATGAGCTTAGAGCCATCGATATATGTCGATAATTCTCCGGTTTCCGGGTCTGTATACGCCCACCCGTTCACTGTGGATTGCGCGCTGTTCGCCGCAGTAAGCGCAGAATTTGCGTTGCTGACAGCTCCGTTGATCGTGCCCTGCGCGGAAGAATCCAAATCGGAAAACGTGATCGCCCCCGTCAGATTCAACCTTTCCGCGCTGATCGTTCCTGTTTTGATACACGCACCGTCAATCGTCGTCGTCCCGCCAGACAACCCTTTGAGCGTCACCAGCCCGGTCATGGTTATGTTCTGGCTGGAAACCTCCGTTTTTCCGGACATAAGCTTGATGGTGCTGGAGGTTTCGCCATTGGTGACGCTAAGGGTAAAGCCGTCCACCTTCTGCGACAGAGTAGCAAGGCTGCTGTTTGTATTGCCGATACTGGTTGAAAGCCCATTTGCCGTCCGCTCCAGCTGGCCGATATTTCCCTCCGCGCTCTCCACTCGCACCGCGATCCCGTCCAGCGAAGCGGAGAGCGACGTGACACGGCCATCCGTGGCACTAATCTTGGCATCCAGGCTGCTTGCCGTCTGCTCGATCTTGGAGTTCATCCCCGCCACCTCGTTGGCCACCTCCAGCCGGATCTGCTCCGCCGTCTTGGTGATGCTGGAGCGGGTCTGGGCAATTTTGCGGTTGAACTCCTGCGTCATGGGCCCGCCCGCCGGGTATTTATCCTCCATCTCCGCCTCTCCGGGGGCGGAGATGCCCGTGTAGCCGCTGCCATCGTCCGCGATGCGGGAGATGACGGAGTATACGCCGCCTGCGGTGATGCCGTCCCCCAGCTCCGCTGCCGGGTTCAGGTTGGCGTCGTCCGCACTGAACATCTGGTATGTCGCGCCTTTGAGCTGCGCGAGGAGGCCGTTCACCATCGCCTGGGTCGCGTGGGGGCAGTCCGCTGTGATCTCCAGGCCCGTGTCGTCCCCGGCAGTCAGGACATGCTCATCGTCCACTTTCAATGTAACGCGGGAAATGGGCCGTTGGATCCCGTTATCCTGGAACCCGGTCAGATCTAGGCCTACAAAGTGCTTGTCATACAAGAATTCTCACCCCTCCAAACGTAATCGCGCGGCCGTACTCCGTCACCAGATAGTGCGTCTCCTCCGGGATGGACAGCAGTGGCACCAGCAGCAGCTTCCCCTCCCCGGTGACGATCCAGTTCCCCCCGTGGGCCGCGGCGATCCACTCCAGCTCCTTCCGGATACTGTAGTAGTCGCCCGTCTGGCTCTCCGGGTCGCTGGTGGGGTAGTCGATGGTGTACGCCGGGTTGATGGTAGTGCGCGGGTCGATCTCTACCTGCATAATCCGGGCTAATTCCCGCACGGCGGCCGGCATGGGCAGCGGGAAGCTGAGTGACTGGTCCGGCTCCCACGCCGCCTCCGCCTTCCGCATGGCGTCAAATGCCTCTACCGTCCAGTAGCCGTCCTCCTCGCTGCGCCGGTTGGCGAAGAACACGCCCTTCGGCAGCCACTCCGTCACCTGCCCGCCGCTGCGCAGGCGGATGTACCGCTTGATGCACGCCGCGCGGGGGATACTCTCCGCGAACAGGGAGATGGTGAGCATGGCCGTCGCGGCGTTGCCGATGCCGAACTGCTCATACAGACCGGAATCCACCGCATGGGAGACCTCCTGCTCCGGGCCGTACCACGTCCCCGCAATGTCAAACCCGTATTCACGGATTGTCCCTCTCCTCTCCCACAGCTCTTTCCACAATGTACTGGTTGTCTGGGACATGGTTACACCTCGATCATGTCGAACGCTGCCGCACCCCACTCGCCTTCCTCGCTGTAGGCGCTCTCCAGTGTAGCGGAGAAGGAGGAGCAGTAGAATTCCCTGGTCATCACGCCGTGAAGGTCCATGTACGTAGCGGAAAAGGTGGGCTGGTTTAGGTCGTCGTCCAGCCTGGCCAGTTCCTCCCGCGTCATGTGGACCAGCTTATAGGAGAGCTTTCGCTTCGTGGTGATCTTGTCCCGGCGCAGCTTTCCATCCTTGGTGCGGGTGGTCTTCTCACTGTCCACGTCGTTGCGGGACCAGCCCACGCCCTTCACCTCGATATGGGCGGAATATTCTACGCCGTTGATGTTCAGTACTTCCATATGTCACCTCAGAACAGGAAAACAGGCTTGCCGGCCGCAACAGTCATGTCGTTATAAACCGGGACCATAATGCGGCCCAACTTCTGTTTGTCGATCATCAATGTCACTTCGACAGTTTTGGGGCCCATTCCGCCCATGCGGGCCAGAACATTCTCCACCGCCTGCTCGATAGTGGATAGCGGCGCTTCTACGTTCGTCCCGCTGCTCTGGTCACCTAGCACCGCCAAGAATTCCCGGTTAGGCGGGATCACTGCGCCCTGGGCAAGGGCGGGGATGTTGAAAGTGGAGATATCCGGCATGGAACGGACAGACATACGTGAATTTCCACCAAAGGAACCTGCATTTCCAGAGGAACCAAAACCTCCAGATCGTTCTCTCTTTGTTCCGCTGAAGAAATCACCGACTGCTCGCGCTGCATCTTTAACTGCGCCGATCAGATCATCAATCCACCCTAAAATAGTCTCTATTGGTGATAGAAAAGCCTGTAAAATTCCATCCCAAGCTTCCTCCCAATCCCCGGAAAACACTCCCGTGACAAAATCCATCAATCCTTCTAGAGTATCAAGAATGCCACCGACGGTATCCGAAACAATCTCTCCCCAAAACTCAAACACAACGCCAACCAAATCCATCAAGAGATTCAGAATTGGTTCCACAATAGTCCACATAGTGGATACAACTTCGCCTATATCGGAAATAATTTTTTGGATTTGTGGTCCATGCTCCTGAAACACCTGGGAAACCTCCTCAAAAATGCCGCCCAGTTGTTCAATAATGGATACAGCGGTGTTCCCGATCCACTCGAAAACAGGCTCCATCGCTTCCCCCAGGCTCTTTACGATCTCGATCACTACTTCCATGATCGTATTGATGGCTTTGAACTCTTTGGAGAGCGTGTTTACAGTTGCGGGAGCGGCATCTTCAATCACCCACTTGGCAAGCGGAAGAAGAACATTTTCATAGGCCCACAGAAGACCGTCAGATATGGTGGAAACCAAAGGAGAAATTGCCTCCAGGAGACTTTGAAACGATTGTGAGAGTGGGGAGAGATCCAGTGATTTCGCCCAGTTTATCGTATCATCTACAACAGTTTGAATAAAATCATGTACCGTTTGAACCAGTTCAATTAGCGGGTCGGTAATACCGTGCATATCAAGCTGTTCGCCAATTTCATCGAGAAAACCAATGATGAAATTGGCAAGAGCATCCAGGGCGGAATCGAATGCATCATATACGCTTTGGAATATGCTTGCCCATTCGATGTTCGTAAGGAATCTGGCAATTTGTCGTCCAATTTCTCCCCAATCGATTCGCTCAATGGTATTCTTCATTTCGTCAAAGAACCCCATCACGATATTGCTGGCAGCCTGCGCCATCAGCACCATGTCCAGCCCCAGCAGCAGCCCCGCCAGCGTCTCAATGGCGATCTTGAAGCCGGCCCACAACAGCATCCCGACAGCATACCAGTCGATTTCAGAAACTGCACCGTTGATGAATTCCGCCAGCCTGGTCCCGAGGTTGATCCAGTCGAACGTATACAGGAAGTTCACCAGGAATTGCAGCGCCAGGTTCAGCCCCGCGCCCAGGGCCTGCCCCAGCTGGTACCAGTTGATGCTGTTGACCAGATCGTTCAAGGCGTTTGCCAGGTCGCGGCCCAGCTGCTGCACCTTCTCCAGTACGCCGGGGAAGGTGAACATGTCGTACAGCCTTTTTGACAAACCGTTGAGCCAGTCGGCAAAGGAAGAAAACGCCGCTTTCAGTTTGGGAATGCCGTTGTTGAGCAGGTTGTCCAGGAACGCATTGAATGCTTCCCCCCAGGATTGGAAGGGCGTTTCCCCATATTCATAATCGAATGCAGGGCCGGCCGCCCCGGCGGATGCGCCGCCTCCGGACTTATTTTCGGTCTGGATCGTGTTGATCTCGTCAAACCCTGCCAGAGAACCCGCCGCGTCTTCCGCCGCGCTCCCGGTCTCCTCCAGGGCGTTGGCTTGGTTGTACAGCGCCTCCGCGTTCTTCTGCGCCTGCTTTGCCGTTGTGCCGAAAAGGGAGGCCGTAAACTGCGTGACGGTCGCGATTGCGCCGGACAGGGCGTTCATCAGCGATGTGAGGGCCGGAACCACCACGTCATAGACTGGCTGGAACGCCGTCAGGAGAACGCCCCTGATCCGGCTGACCGCAGCCATGAACTCGGAGTTCACCTGTAAGTACGCGCCCATCTGCTGTCTGACCATCGACAGGCCCTTGTAAATCACGGAAAATACCAGGGCACTTTTGATTGTGCTGCCCAAACGCTTGAATTTACTGCGAAGCGTATCGGACAGCTTTGAAAAAACGTTGAGATTTTTTGCCGCGCTTACCACGCTTTTACCGAACCTCTTTACAAACTCCGCCGCTTTTGAAAAGGCGGTTTTGATGAGGGCTGGGATCTTCTTTACGACGTTCTTAATAAGACCGGCCCCATTTGATAGGGCGAATTTAAGTAGGCCCGGAATGTTTTTCGCCGCATTGGAAATTGCGGAAACGCCGGAGCTTGCCATCTGGACCGCTTTCTGCGCAATTCCAGCAAGCCCGATTTTCATGCCAAGCGTAAGCTCTTCC